GTTGAATTGAATCAGCCATAATTATTAATTTTTATTATTGTTTATTATAAATATTGAAAGTTAAAGTTAATTCGACATTGTACGATAATTAGATGATAGGGCATTTCCTACTTTTTGACCATCTAAATAAACATCACCATTTCTATTAACTAATTCTCTAAGCAGAGATACTACTTCATCATTACTGTTACTTCCTCCTCCCAATTTAGTACCACCAGCCATAACTAATGTATCTTTGGGGTGTGTTTTAAGTACAAAATCATCCACTTTAAACTCAGAAAACTTTTTTCCTTCATCTTCAAGTTCTTCTTGAGATTTTAAACCTGATAATGCTATGCCAAAAAGGGATTTACCACTTTCTAAAGTAAAAACAAGTCTTTCAAATATATTAACTGCCTTATTTAAAACATCTCCAGTAAATAAATCCGAAAAAATTTGTTGCATTCTAGTAAGGAGTAGATTAAATTTTGCTTGAGCATCAACTGCTTGAGTAGCTGCTTGTAATGATTTACCATCTATTATACCTTGTGTAATACCTGCTTTTCTTCTTTGGATCGCAGCTACTTCTCCAAGATCATTCCTTGCTTTAGCTAATTTAATTTCTTCATCTAATCTTCTTATTTCAGATCCTGCTGTTTGTTCAATTAACTCTTGTTTATATAAAGAATCAGCTAACTCACTAGCCTGCATCCCTAAACTTTTAGCTATCGCTTCTTGTTGAATACGATTCATACTACTAAATTTAGTAGCAGTAATACCTTGTTTAGCTATTTCTTGGGTTAAACCTGCAATATCATTATTTAAAGCAAAAGTTCTTGCTTTTTCTAAATTTAATTGTTGACCTGTTAATAATTCAGCCTCCATTTCAGCTGATATAGATGATTCAAAATCTAACAAAGAACCTCCTATATTTTCAACTTGGGCTAATGATAAACCTAAGCGATTAGCATTTAAAACGGTTTTAGCTAATTCTGCAGTACCTCCTTTAAAATTTAATCTAGTTAATTTACTTGTACCTGCAATTTCTTTAAAAATTGTAGCACTATCAGCTAATAATCCTGTTTGGTTTTTAAATGCTGCTACTTGATCATAAACAGCATCTGAACCTTCTTCAGCTCGTTCGGTATTTACAGCAAATAAACCTTGTAACTGATTTGCTTCGTCTGCAGAAAGTCCTAGTTGTTTTGTTAATTGAAGTTGTGTTTGTAATTGATCATTTGATGAAGCTGCTATAAATCCAGATAGATTAGATAATTGAGTAAATGCTTGAACTAAATTTTCAGTAGTTGCATAAACACTATCTATACTTGTTTTTGATTGTGTTAAACTATCTCTAAGTGCTGCAGCTTGATTAAATGATACACCAAAATTTCTACCTAATTTAGTTACTTGAACATTAGCTTTAACCAGTATGTCAAAGATCATTTGAACTGCCTTAGCAATAATTCCTACATATCCACCAGATTTTAAGAAATTTGCTGCTCCAGAAGCTGCTGATTTAGCAAATCCTTTAGCTCCAGCACCTAATACACTCATTTTTTTCCCTCCTGCAGCATTAGATAATACAGTTTTTCGAGCAGCTGCAGCAGCATCTTCAAAAGGTCCTGAAAGTTTTCGTAATCCTGGAATATCTTTAACTACTGATGATATACCACTAAAAAATGCTGTACTAGCATCTAATTTAGCAGCTTCATTTGCCATATCTTCATAGGCGCCAGCAAGAGCATTAGCGCTATCTAATTGAGATTCTAAAATAAGAGCTCTTTTTCTATCAATAGCTGAACCAGAAGAAGCAAGACTATTTATTTTAACTTGGAGCTTTGCAGCTATATTTTTTTGTTTAGTTTGTTCTTCAATAGCTTTTCCAGTGGCCGCTGAAGATTTTTTGGCTTCTGTTTGGAGATCTACAAACTTTTCAGCAGATTTATTAATATTTGCAAACTGCCCTACTACTCTCCCAAATGCGCTGTCTATATTTTTTGCTTCTCTATTAGCAGCCTTTAAAGCTTCATTTGCAGAACTAACAGCATCTTGAATAGCGCTAACATTCTTTAATTGATCATCTCCTAAAGCCATGGATATAGTATTTTATTATAAATATTAAAAAATATTATTTTTTGGCGGCCTTAGTAACATATGATGGGGGTGAAATTTTTCTATTTTTAGAAGCTGCTGCCTTAGTTTCTTCACTAGCTAAATCACCCTTATTAGCTTTATTAGCTTTATTAGCTTTATCAAAATGATCTTGGATTTTTTTAAAAGTAAATTTTCTTAACCAAATAGGCATATTGTATATAGTATCATAATCGTACCCTCCATTACCATGAAAAACTATTTCATGAATCATAGAAAATATACTTACTCGTACTTTAGGTGCTAATTCAGAGGTCAGGCCAAAAAAAGTTTAGGTTGATGGGGACATCAACCACCTCCTTTCTACCATTTACATCTACTGTAGTAGATAGGTTAACATCAGGGGAAATTTCTTTAACATATAATCTTAATGCTCTAGAATCTGAGGCTAATAGTATAGTATCTACAAATTCTCTAATATCATTTTTTTCAGAAGAACCATTTATAGAAACTATTTGATGTTTTAAACGTGTAGTAACATCAGAAGAACTATTTTTATTAATTTTTTGTAAACCTTCTATTTCTTGAGTGATTTTTTCTTCATCTAAATCTGTTAGTAATTTAAACTCTACTTCATTTTCAGATGCTGGTAGGGTAAATTTAAAAGTACCATTAGGTGTAATTAAAGACTCATCAAATGTTTTATTTTCTAATACTGATAAATCTATATTATAATCTGTATTATTCATTGTAAATGAGTATTCTTTACCATAACCCAAAACACGTGATGCTACCATTAAAGCATTTTTATCTCCAGGAAATAAAGTTTTAATGTCAAATTTATTAAGAGTTAAAGCTTTAAGAAGTTTATCTAAAACTACACCTTGTTCAATAAAAGCTTGATTAGTAAGAATATCTTCTTCTTTAGCAGTCATGTATTTCATTTCTACTTTTCCACTACGAAGAGGGCTATCAGGGGGATAAATTAAACCTTTTGAAGGTAAGTCTACCGTTTCGGTAGGGAATTTATATTCGCTCATAAATTTTTATTTATTAAAACTATTTTTTTGATCATGTATAAATATTACATGAATAAATTCTTTTATGGATAATTGTTAATATTGGCGGCCTTGTTGTCTGTACATATCAAAATCTTTATAAATTTTTGATTCTAATTGGTTAACCCGTAAATTAGTTTGGGAAATAATATTTTTTTCTTTTTCAGAGATTTGTCTTTCGTTTTCAGCAATTTTATTTAACATTGTTGTAAATGAATGTAAATGGTCTTTTTTAAAATCTTCTAATTCACGTTTTAAAGTTTCATTTTGATTTTTAGTATCCCTAGCCATTTTAAGAAAAACAGCAAATAAAATAACAATCAACATATCGATTGCAGCAATTATTTCTATGGTATAAGACATCATCTATATTATTATAATATATCAATGTAAAAAAAAAGCTCGGCATAGCCAAGCTTTCTTTAAGAATATTTAAATTTATTTTAGAAGTTCAATACACAATAATCCATACCAATGGTCATTTGTATTTCTTGTACTGTTTCACCTTCATCCCAGTTTAAATCTGCAAAGTTAGCACTTTTAATAAATGCTCCTTTAAGGATCCATTCTGATACTATATCACCTACAGGTCCTAAAATATCTACAGTTAAGTCTTTCTTATAGAAATCACTATAACCATCTCTACCTGTTACTGATTCGTGGTGTAGACGTAACCACTCCATAGTTGCTTGAGCACCTGAAGGGGTAATTGGGTCAAATAAAGTCATGGTAACATCATTCCAAACTAACCTACCTTTAATTTTACGGTAAACATTAATATGGTTCATTGTTATTTCGTTCTGCTCGAACCCAAGACCTGATAGGCCTTTAATCATAAAGCTTGGGATACCATCAACATATAGGATAAACCTATTAGCCTGTTTCGGTTCGAAGGCTGTGAAGAAAATTTCGTTTGGATCAATTACTGGCATTGCTGTGTTGTTTATTTATTATAAATATTCAAATAATTAGTTTTTTAACTTGGGAACGTTGCTCCTGTAGGCAAGATGTTGAAATCTAAGTAAATGAATTCAGCTGTCTTAGTTGGTTGTAAATAGATTTGACCAATTAATTGGTTTCTATCAATTACATCTGGAGTGTTGTTACTAGAATCCATTACAACTTTAAACGCGTATAAACCTTGTCTTTGTTGTACTGATTCCAAATATGGGTTAACTGCTGCTAAGAAATTGTTTCTTGTAGCAATAGTATTTTGATCAAATACTAAACCTAATGCTATTTGAGAAATGTATGATTTAAGTGCTATTAACAATCTACGAACATTTACGCGATCAAGAGCAGATGCTCTTCTTTGTAATGTTTTCTGACCGTATACTACAACTCCTGTTCCAGGGAATGTAGCAATTGGGTTAATATTTCCTTCATATAAGGTATCTCTATTAGTTGAAGATACTTTTCTTTCCGCGGTAATTACCGTGGCTAATCCTCCTCTGTTGATACCCGCTGGAGCAAACCATGGCTCGCTTACACTGTCGTTATATGCGTAAACTCCCGGTATCATAGTTGATGCTGGTACCCATACATTTTTATTAGCAAAAGCATCTCTAATTCGTACCCATGGCCAATAAGTTGCAGCATAAGAAGTATTTAAATTAGCTGCTTGAGTTACTGTATTAGTAATAGTTGAACCCCAAGCTACTAAATCTAGTATAAAAAGATTATCTCCTCTTACTTGAGTATTATTAATAATAGTAGTTACTTGAGATGAGTAATCATCGTAATAAATACCTGGTGTTGCTATAGCGTTAAAACTAAAATCGTCTTGATTAGCTAGTAAACTAATCATGTTATTATAATCTTTTCCTACTAAGCCTTGAGTGTTCGAAGCATTAATTGCATTATAATAATTAGTGGCTCCAACAGCAGCAATTCCTTGGTTTTGGAAATTACTACCTACACCACCTGTAAATGTACCTCCAGCAGAACCTGATCCTACTGCCGGAATAGATGCTGTATAAATTGAACGAGCATTACCTGCGTTATCAAAGAAATTATAAGTAGGCTTAAGAACTGATTTTACTCTAATATATCTTGAATTATTAGGATGTGAACCTGAGATCTCAATATAGTTTTCTGTTACATTGTAGTTTCGTGTTTGGTCACCTATTACTGCAGAAATATAATTAGGTTGAGTTTCATCTAAAGAAAGATTAGGGAAAGTTTCTAATACTACTTTATTAACTTCAGTATCATCACCTCTTCTAATAACTAGAGAGAATAAACCTGATGATGTATTATTAGTAGCTATTTCATACCTAATATTATCTATTGAACCTGTAGCTAAAGCATCATTAGCTAATAGAGATCCAGAATTATTAAATTCTATACCTTTATCTAAAGATTCTATAGTAAATGAATGGATTTGACCATCAGACCCTGATGAAGCTAATATACTAGCTGTAGCAAAAGTCCAAAGTGAAGCACTTGGTACTGCTCTTGCTACTGTAAGTGAAGTACCTCCGTTAGCAAAATAATTTTGAGCTGCTAAAGTAGTTAAAGGAGTATAAGTTCCACTACCACTTTGTAGTGAAGTACCGAAACGACTAGAGTAGTCACTAAAGGTAGT